CCCTGATTTGTCTATATCTCTTCCTTTTTTTATAGTGCCATCGAGTTCTATATAAAAATGATAGCCAATATCTGTCCATCCTCTACCTTCAGTGTGCCACTTTTTTATAGTGTCAAATTTCATTAGGAAGTTAGGAATAGAACAAAGTGTTAAAAATTTAACAAATGCCAAGAGGTAGAAGACCTGCACCGCAGGAGCTTAAGAAGAAGAGAGGAACGGCTAGAAAAGACCGCGCACCGGAGAACCCGGTAACGGTTACCAAGGCAGCGCCTAAGAAAACTACCCCGAGCTTTTTAAAAGCTAAGGGTAAGATGATGTACGAGCGCAGCGTAGGGCACCTCCATAGTATGGGGCTACTAAGCACGGTAGACGATACCAGCCTAGAGCTCTTAGCAATGGCGTACCAGGAATGGTACAGCGCCGAGCTCAAGCTAATGAAGGAGGGCCGTATATATGAGACCTTCGCAAGTAACGGGGCTAAGGTTCTAAAGCCGCACCCGGCCGCAGCTCAAAGCGCGGACGCGTGGCGGCGTATTAGAATGATGCTTATAGAATTCGGGCTAACCCCTGCGAGTAGATCCAAGCTAGAGCGACCGGAAGGCCGAACGCTGGACATAGACGATATTATAGAAATGTAATGCAAAAAAACACACTACATAACCAGGACTTTCTAGCTAATAATTTACCCGACGGCTGCGCCGATTTAATTATAGCGGATCCGCCCTACTTTGAAGTTAAAGGGGAATTCGATTATATATGGCCAAGCTTTGAAGCTTACCTAGAGGATGTAAAAAAGTGGGCGGTAGAATGTAAAAGGCTTTTAGCTGATAATGGAACTTTGCTTTGGTACGGAGACGATAAGCGTATAGCCTATGCGCAAGTGATTTTCGACGAGCACTTTAACTTATTAAATAGTTTAGTATGGAATAAGGGCGAGAATTTTATGGGGCTAAACCACAGCGAAGAACTTAGAAGCTTTGCGCCTTGTACTGAGAGGCTGCTAATGTATGAGCAAAGAGGACAAAAGACTGGAGGAGAAATTGTATTTGAACAGTTTTTAAAGCCTAAAAATCCGTTTAGCGCTTATTTAAGATTAGAGTTTGAAAGAGCAAAAGTAAATAACAAGGAAATAGCTAAACTATTTCCTAGCAAAACCGGAGGACTTACGGGCTGCGTTAGTAATTGGTTAAACGGGGACAATGTTATAACTAAAGAGCAATACCTTAAAATAAGAGAACACTTAAACGGAGAATACCTACACAAGGAATACGAAGAGCTACGCAAGGAATACGAAGAGCTACGCAAGGAATACGAAGAGCTACGCAGGCCTTTTAATAATATATATAAGCTTAGTGAGGTGCTTAACTTTAAAAACGAAGCCAATAAGAATACACAGTATAAGCACCCTACACGAAAGCCGGAAACTTTAACCCGTGCTTTAATAGAAACCACTACAAAAAAAGGGGCTACTATTATAGTGCCTTTTGCTGGTAGTGGCACGGAGTGCGCAGTAGCCTTAAAAGAAAGCCGCAGCTTTATAGGTTACGAGATAGATAAAAAACACTACAGCACAGCTCTAAAAAGAATACAGCACGCTAAAGAGCAGCCTATTAAATTATTCTAATGTACGACGAACACAAAGCAAAGCGGGTAATAAACTTTATAGAGAAGATTACCACCCACACAAAAGGCGAGCTAGCACGCAAGCCCTTTATACTGGAGCCCTTCCAAAAGGAAGTTATCCGGGACATATTCGGCAACGTAAACGAGGACGGCCTGCGCATCACGCGCGAGGCCTTCCTCTTTTGGCCTCGTAAGAATGGTAAGACCAACTTCTTAGCAGCTCTAGGGCTTTACCTTTTGGTAGCTGACAATGAACCCGGCGCGGAGATTATCGTATGTGCTGCGGATCGCGGGCAGGCGGGAATGATTCACGAAATACAAAAGCAGATGGTTCTACAGTCCCCGCTGCTTATGGATAAGGTCAAGGTATACCGTAACAGTATAGTAGCTAAGGACGGCAGCTTTATACAAGCGCGGAGCGCGGACGCTGATACTGCCCACGGGTATAACGCCCACGCCGTACTATTTGACGAGCTGCACAGCCAGCCGAACCGAGAGCTTTACGACGTAATGAAAACGGCGAGCGGAGCGAGAAGGCAGCCGCTGTTTTTTAGCATTAGTACAGCGGGCAGCAATAAGCAGAGCATTTGCTATGAGGTATACGACTACGCTAAAAAGGTTAGGGACGGTATTATAGAAGACCCGACCTTTTACCCTCATATTTTTGAGGCGGACGCTGAGGCCGATATACAAGACCCCGAGACCTGGCGCATAGCTAACCCGGGCTACGGGGTAACTATTAAAGAGGACTATATAGAGGCGCAAGCTAAGAAAGCTAAAGCGCTGGTAACCTATGAGAATACTTTTAGAAGGCTGCACCTCAACCAATGGACGACTAGCGAGGTGCGCTGGGTAAGTGATGAGGACTTTATGAGCTGTAGCGAAGACTACGGTATAGAGGACTTAAAAGGGCGGGACTGCTACGCAGGGCTCGACCTTGCAAGTACTGAAGATTTAACGGCTTTCGTTTTAATCTTCCCGCCGCTCTATGAGGGCGAGCCTTTTAAAACTTTGGTGTGGAGCTGGGTAAGTGAGGCGGCAGTAGATAGAAGGCAGGGGAAAAGCGGAGCGGACTATAACAACTTTATAGCTAACGGTGAGCTAGACGTAACCCCGGGCAACGTAACGGACTACGGTTACATAACTAAGATTATATACGAGGTAGCGGAGCTGTTCAATATACGGGCTATAGCTTTCGATAGGTGGAACTCTAGTAGCCTTATAGCGGAGCTTGCAGAGGAAGGGCTACCGGTGGAGCCGTACGGCCAGGGCTTCGCATCTATGAGCCCAGCTATTAAGCAGCTAGAAATTTGGCTAAGGAGTAACCAAATAGCGCACAACGGTAACCGCTTGCTGCGGTGGTGCGTTAGTAATGTGCAAGCTAAAAGCGACCCGGCAGGTAATTTAAAGTTTGACAAAGCGAAAAGCTCGGATAAGATCGACGTCGCGCAAGCTTGGGCGATGGCTGTAGGGATATGGCTGGTAAAGCATAGAACGGACGAGGATAGCGGTAGCATATATGATGAGCGCGACCTAATTATTTTATAGATGACTGTAGAAGAAGCTAAAGCGCTAACTTTTTTTTTAATGGATAACAATATACACGCCTGGCCCCAGCTCAGTAATGGCGGGGCCTTCGTGAATATATTGGTAGAGGGAGAATGCTACACACTAAAAAAAAATGAAAATTTTTACGGGAAAGTTTGCATAAATAAAAAGTAGCCGTATATTTACACCAGTAATAACAACAAAAGCAAAAACAAAATGAGAAACTACTTAAACACACTACTAGAAGAAAAAGGCCTAAGCTTAGATACAATCATTGAAGCAGAAGGTAAAGACTGGGGCGTAAACTATATCCCTTTAGCTATAGTAGTAGACTTCTTAGCTTCAGCAGACAAGAAGACACAAGAGACAGCAAAAAACAACCTAGTAAAAATAGACTTTCATAACGGAGATGTAATGCACTTCTTTAAGTATGTAGCCAACTTTATAGCTTACTAATGAAACTTAAAAGAGTAATACAATTTAACGGCGCCGAGATCCTGGAGACTACCCCGGGATCTTTTACCGCCCTCCCGAATACCCCGAGCTTCTACGGAAGCCGCAAGTTTAACAGCTTAGAAAAAGCTAAACACTATTTAAGACAATGGCAAAGAAAGTAATAACCCAAGAGCAGAAGGACGCTAGAGCGCTCCTTATAGTAGCGGCTAGCGCCCTTCTATTCTTCCCAGCTATGAACCTACTGTTTAAGCTTATGCAGTTCTTACAGTACATACTAGTAGGCTGATGAACGACGTAGAGTACTACTGCCAAAGCTGCGGAACGTATACCGAAGCTTTAAGCGATATAACAGCGCTAGACATTTGCCCAGCCTGCGCTACTGGGGAAGATCACGATAACGGAGACACTATATTATTTATATGAGAGTAATTTTAGTAGAGCATAAGAGCTCTAAAAAGGTAGAAGGATATAGAACACTTACGCGAGCTTGTAAGGCCTTAGAGCTAAACTATAGCACCTTAACGAAGGTTATAAACGCCCGCTGTAACTACTACGAAAACGAACGCTTTAAAATTACTAGGCTGCCTATACAATAAAAAAGCTAAACACACAAGAAGTAAATACTTTTTTTCGTATATTTGCGTAAAGTATATACTTCTAAGTTTTGGCAGAAAATAAAAACCCAGGCCTTCTAGGCCGCTTATTTAGAAGCTCCCCGGAAAACCCCAGCACTAGCTTAAGCAATCCTGCTGCGTGGCTTACGGGGCTTTTTGGTACTAGCAAAACGGGAGTACAAGTAAGCGAAGATAACGCGCTAACCTTTAGCGCTGTTTACGCAGCTGTAAGAATTATTAGCGAGACTATCGCGAGCATTCCCCTAAACGTATACCAGTACGACGGAGAGACAAGGGTAAAGGCCGACGGCCACCCTATCCAGCACCTACTAGCTAAAGCGCCTAATGGCGTAAGCTCTAGCTTTACTTTCCGTGAGGCTATGGCGGCGAACCTTGTACTACACGGCAACGCCTATGCTAAGATCGAGCTAAACGCCGCAGGGCGTCCTACTTCCCTTATTCCTTTAAACCCTATGCTAGTAGAGGTAAAGGTATTAGACGGGGAGAAGGTTTATGTATTCAACGATAAAGAGACCTACTTAGATTACGAGGTACTCCACTTTGTAGGCCTAAGCTTTAACGGTCTAACCGGTAAGAGCCCTATACAAGTAGCACGCGAAGCCGTAGCTATTGGGCTAGCGGCCCAAGAGTACGGCGCACGCTTCTACTCTAACGGAGCGAATACGGGCGGTATTATTACTGCGCCTGGCCGTCTATCTATTGAAGCTATTAAGAGACTTAAAGAAAGCTGGAACCGTGCTAACGCTTCGCTTTCTAATAGCCACGGTACGGCCATCCTTGAGGAAGGGATGAAGTACGAGAAAATCGGACTAGACCCGGAGGCTGCCCAGTTCTTACAAAGCCGTAAGTTCCAAGTAAACGAAATAGCCCGTATTTTTAGAATACCTCCGAGCTACTTAGCAGACCTCGAAAACAGCTCAACGCGTGCGAATGTAGAGCAGCAGGCTATACAGTTCGTTAGGGACTGTATTACTCCTTACGTCCGTCGTATGGAGGTAGAGCTAAACCGTAAGCTGTTTAGAGAAGACGAGGCGAACTACTACGCGTACTTTACGGTAGAGGGCTTAATGCGTGGAGACCTTAAAGGCCGCTACGACGCTTACGCTACTGCCCGCCAATGGGGATGGCTAAGCGTAAACGATATTAGAGACCTAGAGAACCTTAACCCAGTAGAGGGCGGAGACATCTACCTACAGCCTCTAAATATGGTGCAGAGCGGAGAAGATAACACTAACGTAGACGCGGACTAATGAGCTTTACCGATTACCCACAAGCTGCAACCGACCACGCGAAGCGCGCCCTAAAACTTAGAGAGGAAGAGGGCACCGACTGCGGCACGCCGGTAGGCTGGGAATCTGCTAGGATTATAGCCAATAGAGAAGCTATAACGGCGCAGCGTTTGCCGCGCGTGTATAGCTTCCTATCTAGAGCTAAGACCTACGACCAAGGCAGCTTTAAGGATGAGGACGGTAAGCAGATCTGCGGAAGTATAATGTACGCAGCCTGGGGCGGAGATGAAATGCACCGCTGGGCAGAGCGCAAGCTAGAGAATATGGAAGAAGAGAAAAGCCTACGCCACATTAAGAGCGTAGAAGAAACGGATACCGAGATTATTATAACCTACGGCAAAGCTGAACCAATGGAAGAAGCTGGCTACGATAAAGAAGACGAGCGCGCGGAAGCGGACGAGTTAAGCGTAGGGGACTTCGTAAGCTGGAACAGCTCCGGCGGTAGAAGCCAAGGCGTAGTAGTAGAAATCGAGCGTAACGGACAAATAGAAAGCGACAGCGGCTTTAAGGTAAACGGCACGGCAGAAGATCCGGCGGCGCTTATTAGTATTTACGAATACGACAGCGAAGAGGAGGCTTTTGTAGAGCGTAAGCCACCTTTAAAGGTAGCGCACCTATTCAGCACCTTGAGAAAGGTAGACGGCGCAGAGGTTCGCAGTAAGAGCGAGCTAGTAGAAAAGCGCAGCTACAACGGAGAGGCTAGAGCTGTAGAAGGTAGAACCGTAGAAGGCTACGCGAGCGTATTTAATAGTATGAGCGAAGACCTGGGCGGCTTCCGTGAGATTATCCTACCGGGCGCTTTTAAGAACGCTCTTAACGACGATGTAAGAGCTTTATATAATCACGACAGCAACTACTTACTAGCTAGAACTACAAGCGGCACCCTAGAGCTTAAGGAGGACGATAAAGGCCTTTACTACCGCTTCGAGATGCCTAATACTAGCTACGGTAACGACCTGCTAGAATTGTATAGAAGAGGAGATTTAACACAGTCAAGCTTTGGCTTTACTGTAGATAAAGATAGCTGGCGAATGGAAGAAGGCCAGCACGTAAGATATATAGAGAGCGTAAGCTCTTTATTTGACGTATCCGCCGTAGTTTACCCGGCGTACGTTCAAGCCTCGAGCGGACTACGCAGCGCCGAGCCTCACAGCGAGGGCGAAGCGGAGGAAGCAAGAGAGACACCTAAAGAGGAGGTAAACTATAATATATATAATGCTTTAATTAAACTAGCTAAAGATGAATGCTAAACAAATGCGCGAGAAGCGCGGTGCTCTAGTAGAGCAAATGCAGGGAATGGTAGCGGCTGCAAAAGCAGAAGGCCGCAACCTTTCAAACGAGGAAAACGAAAAATTCGACGCAATTTCTAACGAAGTAGACGAGCTACGCGCTGCTGCTGCTCGTATTGAAAGAGCTGAAGAGTTAAAGAAAGAAATGGCTACTAAAGCCGAAGAGGTACGCGAAGCAGCACCAGCGAAAGCTGTAGAAGCTCGCGAAGCTTTTAACGCTTACCTACGTCGTGGCTTGAACGGCTTGAACGCTCAAGAATTGCGCGCAATGGAAGAGCTACGCGGTACTGATACGCAGATCACTTCTAACGACGGTCTAGGTGGTTTCTTGGTACCGGAAAACTGGAGCGACTTTGTAAGCGCTACGGAGCTTTTTAAATCGGACATCGAGAAGGTAGCTACTGTTATCCGTACTTCTAACGGTCAGCCTTTCAACTTGCCAGCTAACGACGATACTAGCGTAGTAGCTGCTATCTTGGGAGAAGGTACAGCAGAGAGCGTTTCGGATATGACCTTCACTAACGTGAAGTTTGAGCCGTATACTTACTCTTCTAAAATTGTAAAAGTGTCAAACCAATTGATGAGCGACAACGCTTTCGATTTGGGTAGCTTCGTAGGTGGCCAATTGGCTAACCGTTTGAACCGTGGTATTAACGCACACCTTACAACTGGAGACAACAGCTCTAAGCCTCAAGGTATTGTAACTGGTTCTTCATTGGGTAAGACTGCTGCTTCAGCTTCAGCTGTAACAATCGCGGAAATCCTCGATTTGATGTACGCAGTAGACGCTTCTTACCGTAACGCTCCAGGCGCTGCGTTTATGATGAACAGCGCTACACTTGCAGCAGTTCGCAAGTTAGGCTTCGGTTCTTCTAACGACTTCCCGGTATTCGTACCAGCTATGGAAGTAGGTGGTGTAGACTTGCTTTTCGGTAAGCCAGTAT